GTGGCCGCCAGACGGGCCTTTGCAGCAATCTGCATCTCCGTCCCGCGGGCTGCCGCCACGGCCTGCTGAGCACGTACACGGCTGCCCTTGCCCGCGCCGTGGCAATCTGCGTTCCCCTGAACTGTGCTTCCGCCAGTGCAACTTCATTACGTGCAGCCGTCACAAGTCCTGCCGTGGCAGACATCGCTCCGGAGGCCATATTGCCAAAGTACCGGGCAACCCCGACGGCAACCAGCGCGCCCACGGCTGTTGCCACATTATCAATCTGTCCGGCAACACCGTTCAGCATGCCGGAGAGCGTTTTTGTCACCCCGCTGGCCTCATTCGCACCGCCCACCCAGGCCATAAAGGCGTTTTCCACCTTTGTGATACTACTGGAAACCGTTTCCGGCATGGCCGCATATTCATCACGTAATATCCCCAGCTGGCTGATTAACGCGGGGACCACTTTATCCGCTGTCAGTTTTCCGTCATCCGCCATTGCCTTCAGATCTTTACGGGCCACGCCCATACCCGCAGCCAGTGCACGTACGATCCGGTCACCACTTTCATTGACCGAATTAAACTCCTCACCACGCAATACACCCTGCGCCAGCGCCTGACTGAACTGGGTGATCACCGAGCCCGCCTCTGCCGTACTGGCACCGGAGATTTTCAGCCCTGTCGAAATGGCCTCCGTCACCTTCAGCACATCATCAGCACTGTAACCATATTCACGCATCGAGGCAGCCGAACGGGCAAACAGGGCCGCATTATCCGAAAATGCGGTGCCTGTCCGCTGGCTGATATCCATCAGCACTTTCTGTGATGACGCAAATTCATCGGATGACTGTGATGCCTGTTTCAGACGGGCATTCACGGAGCTCCATTCATCCGCCAGCGAAATCAGGTGTCCGGTGGCAAAGGCACCGGCAAACGCACCGGTCATTCCGACAGCCGAAGCGCGGATTTCCGTCAACTGGCTGTGCAGCTCAGCCAGAGCCCGGCGCTGCTCCCTGGCTGCCGCAGCAGCCTGACGTCCGCCATTCTGCAGGGTCCGGTAATATTCACTGCCCATACGGGACGCCCGCTGGATCTCCGACTGGAATGACTGTGAATTTGCCGAAATTTTGATAATCAGTTCACGTAACGTCGCCATTCACCTTTCTCCGGGCGTAAAAAAACCGCCTCAGCGGTTCTCATCATTCATGACTGTGCTGCAAGGCTCAGCGCGTCTTCCAGCGCCGCAAACGGATCCACCTCCGGCTTATCCTCATCCTCGCCCCAGCAGAGCATGGCGTCCTTCAGTGCAACATTCATCCCCTGTGCCCCGAAAACCGCTTTCACGATCTGTGCATTACGGATATCCCCGCGCTCATCACCCAGCGGGGATATCCTGTCGAACTCCATCCACATCATCGCCTCGCTCGCACTCAGGCTGTGGCGCAGTTCGGATAAGGTGCGCCCCAGACGGAGCGCAAGTCGCATCAGAAAGCGAATTTCCGGGCGGGCTACTTTTTTCTGGCCGACTCTGCATCAGCGATCAGTTCCAGTGCCTGACGCAGCAACCGGGCATGTACCGGACCATAGACGGCCAGCACCTGCTCACGGTCGTCCGGAGTGAACACCCGCTGCAGGTCCGTATCACACAGGACATCGCAGAACAGCGTCACATCCGCTTCCAGGTTACGGCGGGTTTTCGCCACCACCGACAGGGTATCGTCATCCTCTCCATCACCATTGAGCACTTCCTGCCACAGATACCAGGCCTCTGCCGAAGGCTCCCGCAGCACCACGCTGACATTACCCCATTCCGGCACCTTCACCGTTTTATGACGAAACCCTGACAGTCTGGCCAGCGCCAGCGTTTTCAGATCCTTTTTCATGATGACCCATCCCCTTATCCGGCGGCTGCGCTCACTGTCACGGTGCATTCAACAGACGTCACACTCTGTGCTTTCTCTGCCGAATCGGTCACCACACAGGTATATTTCCCCGCATCAGCGGACTGCGCACCTGGCTTACTGAAGGTGTCTGTCGTCTGCCCGTCAACCGGCTGACCATCCTTCTTCCAGGCGTATTTATACGGCGGCGTTCCCCCGTTGGCACTGACTGACATTGTCAGCAGCGCACCGGTATTCACGGTAAGTGTCTTATCCAGATTTTTCACAAACGCCAGCGGTACCACAAAGGACACCGGTTTGCCTTTCAGACGCAGTGAGAACGTTGCAGCCACCACGCCGTTGGTACCGGATGACCAGGTGTGCTGGCGCACTTCCGCCAGGAATTTAAAGCCCTTACCGGACGGAAACAGCACCTTAAACGCATACAACGCGTCATTGTCATAGGCATCACGCAGGGCGTTCTGGGCCTGATTCAGATAAAAATTGCCCGACATGGAAATCTCAGACGACGCCCCCAGACCATTGATGTTCTCCTGCTCTGTGGAGCAGAGCGTGGTCACATCAATATCCTGTTTCTGCCCGGCGGTGAACTGCACTTCCTTGATGGTGCAGTCCAGGCGCAGATATTCCGCCTTATCCATAGTTTCAGCAGTCGCCGGGGCAGATGAAATCATCACCTGCGTCAGCTGTGAGCGTTCATACAAAGCAGACATTCTGCCTCCTGATAATAAAAAACCCGCACGCGGCGGGGTATGGGTTTTGTAGAAAAAAGAAAAAGTCACACCGTGACCTGAAACTCCAGGGTTGCACGGTAACAGCGGTTTTCCGGAATATAGTCCTGCATTTCACTGACGGATCCCGGGGCCAGCAGCATTATGGCTTCACGGGCGTCCTGACGTATCTGACGCGCCTGCGTCACAGTCCCGGCATAAACGTCTATCTGCACCGACACTGAGGACTCCGCCTGCCCGCCCATCACGTCCGCTGACACCGATGAAATCAGGCTGAAAACCACCCACGGAAGCGCCACCGACGGCCTGCCATCCAGCAGGGGGACCACATACGGGTACACCTGCCCGCCGGCAAGATGCGCCAGATGAGGATACAAATCCGCCTCCGTCATCGTCTCAGTACCTCATCAATGGCCCGGTTCATCCGCGCAATCGCCACCTGTGCCGCCTGTTCACTGCGCACATCAAATGCCGGGCGCACAAACGGGTGCGGTGGCATATTCACGGTCCCCATTTCCACAAACCGCCAGTAGAAAGCGTTGCGCGGGTTATCCGCCTTCATGGTGTTATCGCTGTTACCGGTGTCCGGATTAACACCCCGGATATGCACACCGGATTCCATCCCGCCATCGCGGGAGCGCCGGGAAAGGACCACCACATTGCGGCGCAGTTTTCCCCTGCGTACCGGTGCCCGTGACACCACTTCTTCTTTCAGCACATTCGCACCCGCACGGGTTGCCTCACGCAGCACCCGGTTATTTTCTGCACCACTCAGAAGCTGCAAATCGCGGCTGATGTCCTCCAGCCCCGAAAAATCCAGCAGGGTTTCGATCATTTTTCCCCTCCCAGCCGACAGAGAATTTCCAGACGTCCGCCGGTCGCATCCGGCACGGGCAGCCCGACAACGTTCAGGATCCGGTCACGCCAGGGACCACTCAGCACATGAAGTCGTGACGCTGCCGTGATTTCCCGACCGGACTGACCGCGCACCCAGATGCGGATTTCCGCCTGCGCCATTTCCGCACCGGACTGCATCCGCTCCCGGCTGCTCCTGCCCCGGATATCCGCATGAATTTTCCCGCATGACACCCATTCTTCCGTCATTTCTCCGGCAGCGTTACGGGTTAACACCGGGTTCAGAACACTTATCATCTGTGTCAGACGACCTGCAGATATTGCCATTCCCCCTCCTCATAACACCGTCGGACAACGCAAATCGTAAATCAGCACGGAAACAGAAAACGGCAGCTCCCCCTGAATCAGTTCTTCCCGCTCCGCAAGATCCGGATTCCGGTACAGCATCCCGGTCAGTCGCATGGCAGCCCCCTTCATCCGGGTTAATGCCTCGCCCGGGATCAGTTCACCGTCCTCACGAATCACCTTATCCCGGCTGCCCTGAATGTAGGCCAGCAGCACGGCGGTAGCCTGACGAACCTTGTCCATCAGCATGTCATCATCCGCGTCATGGTCGACACGCAGATGTGCCTTGATCTCTTCCAGTGTCAGTAATGCCGTCATTTTCAGCCTCCTGCATCCCGCCCACGTTTTGCAGCCAGGGTCCAGGCTGATGAATGAGCTTCTCCGGGTTTATCTTCGGTCATACTGTTGCAGTGCCACAGCGAGCCCCCCCACGTCACCGTATCGCCGGGGTGGTAGGTTTCACCGGCTCTGAACACACCGCGGTAGAGCATCACCGGCAGGGAAAATGTTTTTTCCGTACGCTGGCCACTGCTCTGCCGGACCACCACAGAGAACAACCGCTCACCCGTCATGCTGACGTCAATATCCGCCACCCCGTCAACCAGGCATTCCCATCCCCGCATCCCGTGCGTTTTTTCATACGCCCGCCAGAGTCCGCCCTGGTGTGTGGCATACGTGCCCCGGGGAAAGGATTTTTGATCGTCAATGGCGGGGAGTATTTCCAGTGCCGTGGCATCACGCCCGTCCTGCGGAGCCGGCAGGGCACTCACCGCATCCAGAACCGCCTTCTGCAGAACATCCGGATCGTAGTCACGACCATCACGCGGAACAGGAATATGGCTTACCGCCTCCTTCACCATCTGTTCAAGCATCGGACGCACATCATCCGGGGTGAGACTTTTACCGTCTGCCGGCTGCGGAATATTTGCGACCGCATCATTCACCGCCTTCTGCAGTACTTCCGGATCATAGTCACGACCGTCGCGCGGAACAGGGATATGGCTTACCGCCTCCTTCACCATCTGTTCAAGCATCGGACGCACATCATCCGGGGTGAGACTTTTACCGTCCGCCGGCTGCGGAATATTTGCGACCGCATCATTCACCGCCTTCTGCAGTACTTCCGGATCGTAGTCACGACCATCACGCGGAACAGGGATATGGCTTACAGCCTCCTTCACCATCTGTTCAAGCATCGGACGCACATCATCCGGGGTGAGACTTTTACCGTCCGCCGGCTGCGGAATATTTGCGACCGCATCATTCACCGCCTGCTGCAGTACATCCGGATCATAATCACGACCATCACGCGGTACCGGAATGGCCCCCACAGCGTCATCCACCATCGCCTGCAGAACCGGACGCACCTCATCCACCGTCACATGCTTCTGTAATACCGCCGACAGGGAAGTCAGTTTCTCTTCAAACGCTTGTGCCTGCGAGGCCATCTTCCCCTCAAATGTGCGCTGTAAATCCGCCAGCACTGTGGAAAATTCTTCTCCCAGTGCACGAATAATGGACAGTTCCCGTTCCGTCATTTTCTCAGTATCCCCCCTGAACATCGCTTTCACCGCATCATGCTCTGTTTCACTGATTGCCTTATTACCGTCAGATGCGCCGTCAGGCAGCTGTGATGAAACTGTTTTCCCGGCAGACGCGAACGGATCCTCACGGGCATCACGACGGGACAGCGCCTCCAGACTGTAGTTCTGCTGCTGAAGATACAGTGCATCACCGCCGGCCAGGGGCGGCAGGTTCTCCCGTTTACGGGCCTCATTGGGCGTGAGAAGCGTATTTTTCACCGCATCCCCCAGCGTTTTCATGCGCCGCTCACTGTCCATTCTCAGCAGCGTGGTGACATCAAATTCTGTACTCTCGTTTTCCCCCGTTTCCAGCGCCTCATCCAGTAACAGTTCAATGGACTCAATCAGCGTCTGCAGACACTGGGAATAATACTGCTGCTCCAGCGCCTCCACGTTGTCACTGGAAGGCGGGTGGCCAACGCCAATCTTGTAGGCCGGGACACGGAACACCGAACAGACAATTTCAGCCGTCATTTTCAGTTGTTCCACCGTCTGCGCATCCACCGGTGAAAACGTCGTGGGGCTGTATTTTGCCCCGTTGCTCAGTATGGCCGTCTTCCCGGCATTTTCGCCCGTATATCCGCTGTCCCAGTTCCCCTTCAGTTTTTTCGCGTTTTCTTCCGTAATACTGCCGGGGACCTCAATCACGCCTGATGGTCGCCCGCCATTTCTGAAAAAATACGTCGAATTTGCCTGAATATGATGCCCCTGCATGGCGGCCAGTCCTGCGGCATACACCGGCGGCAGCCCCACAAGCGGATGAAAAAAACAGTTAAAACGGTCGTGGATCACCTCCCGGGCAGGCACCGTCACCGACTCTGTGATCCCACAGTTCCGGTCCGGCGTGATGCGGTAGAACACCTCGCCGTCATCCGCCACCAGAGGTTCAACCCGGTTCCAGTCCAGAATACGCAGTTCTTTGATCTGCCCCCGGGGGGTGCGGATTTTCAGCACCACCGTATTGCCGTGACGCAATTTGGAATTCAGCCACAGTTCAAAAAACTGGATGCGATTCTGCTGCGCATTAGGACGACGACAGAGACGGGCAGTATCTCCCTGCCGCTTTTCCCGGCGTATTCCCTGTACATCAGTCTGCATCAGGCGAAGCCGCATTT